GGGCTATCTTCTGAAGCGGCAGATTCAGCAGCTAAGTTGTATGAAAGCGTAATTGCCGAAAGATTGGCAGAAGCAAAACAAAAGGTATTTGAAGAAACGATTAATAAGTCTGCACCTTGGAAGAACTTTGCGTCTAGGAATGGGAAGCTTGCACAGAATGCGCTTGAGAGGGTCAAGGTTGCGATTAGGGCTGGGGTTCTTGATCCAGAGACTAGCACGGAAAGCATCATTGCTGCACAGAACGGATGGACTGGCTTCACGAAAGAACAATACCAAGAGATTGTTAGACTCGACTCAATTATCAACGATCCCAATAGCGATGATCTCACAAAGCGCGAAGCAATGTCTGATCTCAACAAGATTATCGTTAAAGCTAAATTGCCCGTAAAATTCAGGGATGCTTTGGGTGCATACTATGTAGGGAATGCGCTTATGGGTATTCCTACATTTACTGTGAACGTAGCTTCACCATTAGGCTTTTCTGCAAGAAACCTATTTACAGATATTGCGAAATATGCAGTAACAAATCCTTCAAGAATACCTGTAGCATTCCAATCGTTCATGGACAGCATGAGGTCATGGTATGGCAATGTGTCGTATTCATTTAAGAATGAAATTTTCCCCAACGATGTTGTTGAATACTTGCAGGGCCAAAATGTATTGAGCGAACTCTTTGATAAAGGCAAGGCGCAATGGGCTAAGGGGGAATACGCTAATGGCATGGGTAATATGCTTGTCGGAATGACAAAGATTACTGGTAGGGTTCTATCTGCGCTTGATCAAGGTTCTATTGCTATGCTTGAGAATCAAGGTTTGACTAGATATGCGATGGAGGCATTATCATCACAAAGCTCAATTCCTAAAGATCAGATTAACGGATTGGGGCAAGCGATTATTTCAATCAGAAACAAATCAATTGCTCAAAGCGTAGCGAATGGAATGCCGAAGGATAGAGCTATTGTTTTAGCGGATTTGGCTGCTAGATCGGAGCTTATATATGCATTGTCTAAAGAAGGGGTTGCTGCCGACAAGGTATTAAATGCTGCTCTAAACGATGCGTTCCAAAGCGTGGGAAGAAATAGAACTCTTACCACAAAAGGTTTAGCTAAAAGCCAAGAAGATTTGAAAGACGCTGGAACATTTACAAGATTCCCAATTCAGTTCTTAGAATCAATTTCTTCGCTCGCTGCTAAGTCTGGGCCTGAGATGCAAGTTTTTTCAAAAATGCTTTACGGATTCGCTCTTGTCCCAGCAAGAGTATTCTCTAATGTTGCTTGGTTCTCACCTATCGGCGCTTACAGATTGGCAGTTGATGCATTCTCAAAGAAGATGGGTTGGAAGTCGCCTTATGCAATGTCGCTCCAAACTGATGTTCAATACGCACAAAGGTTGACTGAAACGATTGCTGGATCAATTGTGATGCTTGGCTTGATGTCGCTTCGGGAATCTTCCACAGAAGACGAAGATGAAAATAAGGGATTTAGGATTGTTATTACTGGCAATGGTCCAAGTGCTGCTACAGATAGGCAATACTATGATTCTTGGCACAAGAAATGGAAGCCATACAGCATCCATATCGTAATGGGAGATACAATCATTCCAATCAATATTGGAAGAGGGGGAGAAGCATTGTTCTTCCCAATTATGATGGCGGGAGCATTAGATGACTTGGACATCAAGAAAAAACAGAATCTCACGAAGAAAAATCCAGAAGATTTGGTTGATGCGGCAGAGGTTCTTGGGTCAGCTTTCTTTGCTCTTGCACAAAGAGGACCATACGCAGCATTCACTAGACCTCTGTTTGATGCTTCTAAGCAAGGGAGAGTTACAGAAGAACTAGCAAGTCAAGCTGCATATTTCGGGAAAACATTTGTCCCAGTTCTTGGGTCTTCGCTTTCTAGAAACATTTCAGACTTCTTTAGTGACCCAATTGACAAGTCATCTCTCAATGGGGCCATTTATGCCAATACGCCTGTCATTGGTCCTTGGATGGGAACAAAGGCGCTGAATGGGCTTGGACAACCTATACGGGCAGACGATTGGGGCGACAAGCTATTTAAACTTGGGGTTCCTGTTGTTTTCTCATTCCCTAAGAACACTCCAGAAAATGAGCTTAATGAATTGGTTCTCAAGCAGGGAAGTGGGCCAACAATACCAACAAGATCAAATGCTCAAAAAAGAGTTGGAGATGTTATAACAGACAAGGAGTTTGAGATATACGTTAGAGAGTATGGCAGAATCATGTCTAAAAAAATGTTTGCGAACAGAGCAAAACTTGCAAGGATGAAGCCAAGTGACTATGATGATGAACTAAGCAAATATGCTAGAGGTTCATCTGGAAGCAGGGGAGCGTCTGAATCGGCAGCATTAGCTGTCAAGCGGTCTAGATTATGATTGAGTATGAGTTTGTAGATATGTCGGGATCACCCCCTGGTGGATGGAGCATTACCATTCCACAGACGGGCATCAAGTTTAAGCATTACGACTTTAGAGCAATGAGTAGCATTTATAAGGCTCATTGCAACGCTAACGGAATACTGCTATCCCCCAATTGGCAAGATGAATTCTTGTCGGAAATGTGCAAGCAGAATCCGCATTGGGGGTTAAAATGCCGTCCAGTGACAGGCAAAAGAAGCGTTGCGAAAAAGATTTCGCTAACAGCTATCCTTTCATTTTTGAACATGCTTAAGACTTGGGCGCAATCAACCCTGTCTGGTAAATCTGCATTCGTCTCTCAAGAGGAAGCAGAGAGAAGGGCAAGCATTTGCGCTGCGTGTCCATTCAATTCTCCAATTCAATTCTCTTGTGGTGCGTGCATGGGTGCTGTGTTGTCACTTATGCAGGTAATCTTAGGCAAAAGAAAGACATCTATTGATGACGCATTGGGGGCTTGCTTGGTATGCAGTTGCTCTCTAAAGGCAGCGGTTCATGTCCCAATAGACGTGCAGTGGGACGGGTTGAGCCAAGACATTAAGGATGAATTTAGTGAAATTAAGCATTGCTGGAAGAATAAATAGCTTCCATTTATTGTTTAACGATAAATTGCTTTGAACTTACTAAAGCATTCCTTCCATCCTTTATTGGATGATTTATTGTTGGGGTTAAGCGCCTTCGTTGCAGTGCTGCTATCCAAATTCAGCCTTTCTCTAGCGAGAGCGAGAAGACCCATTGCTGCGTCAGCAATATCTGGGGATATTCCGAATCTCTGTTTCATCTCAGATTTCGGGAGAACCTTAATTCGCAAAGCTAAGTTCTTTTCTCCATTTGGATCAAGTTTCCGCATACACATCTCGCGCATGAGATCATCGCCAATCCCCTTTACTTGACCAGTCCTCATATACTCTTTGGCTGAATACCAAATCTCTGAAACAGAGTTGACGTATCTATCGTGCGATGGAGTTGGATCATACGCAGAGACAGGCTTATCTGACGCCCTCCCTCCGAAATGCAATCCATAAACGTCCTTCGACCAAGCAACAGACATAAAGTCACCAAGCGGACCGCCAGCGCCAGATTTGTCATATCCTGCGTTTCTAGGTTGAATTCCTCTAGCTACGCATTCATTCCTAAACCACTGCACTACCTGCTGCGAGCGAGTCATGGATTGGTCTGTAACATCCTCTTTGAACACCAAATACTCATCATATTCTAAACCCTTGTATCCATAAGGCTCCGCAAGCTTCCCAACTGTCCCGAAGTATAGCACCGTCCTATCTCCCCCGTTCGTGAACGATGGGTCTAAAAACGCAACCTTAACCTTATCATTATCCAGCCAGACAGCTTTATCGGTTGCTTTTGAATTAAGTATCTCGATCTCTGAGTAAATCTGATCCGTAATGCCTGCTGGACACCAGAATCCACGATACATCCTCCAGAACGATGCGGTATTCCTCGCATCTTCTGGAATCTTTTCAAAGTCTTGCGGTCCCTCCATCCAAGAATAAATTTTCTTCTTGGCAGACATGTTGGGATTCTTTAATCCATCGAAGTGAAGGCATACTCCACGAACGGTTTTCCATTCTTCATCTTCTACGGTGATTGACTCCCAACCATCTTTGGGTTTTGCGAACTTACCGAATGCGTCAACGTATGAAGCGGGGTTAGAAATTCCTATGAATTGGAAGCGTTCGCAACCTTTAGATAGGTTAAAGAATGCAACCTCTGTAATAGCCTCAGATAGTTCAGATAGCTCGTCAGCAACAAAGATAACATTCTTGTTGTGGATACCCTGCATCTTTCCAGTAGCGTCACGCTCCTTCTTTTTCTCGCCA